TGTCCTATGCGACCCCGGTACGGATTCCCGGTGCGGTCAGCCTGTCTCTGGATGCCAATGGTGACATTGAGCCGTTCTATGCCGACAACATCGCGTACTATGTCGTGAATAACAATTCGGGCTATGAAGGAGACCTCGAAATTGCCCTGATCCCGGAGTCGTTCCTCACCGACATCATGCACGAGGAATTGGACGGCAACGGTGTTTTGGCAGAGAACGCCAACGCAGAGCTGGAGCATTTCGCATTCCTGTTTGAGTTTGATGGCGACCAGCGGCACATCCGCCATGTCATGTACAACTGTGTGGCAAGCCGTCCGTCCATCGAAGGTGATACCAACGAGGACAGCAAAGAGGTCAAGACCGATACCCTGACCCTGCAGGCGACCCCGCTGGCGAACGGTTATGTCAAGGCCAAGACTGGCACCAACACCAGCGATGATGTCTACAACAAGTGGTACGAGAAGGTCTACGAACCGCAGGCAGAAGCCGCCAGCGTGACCGACCCTGTAGAGAATGAACCCCAGGGCTGATGAAACCGAGGCAGGGCTTCGGCTCTGCTTCCTACATTATTATATAGAGGAGATTTTCAATATGAAAAAGCATCGTGTGTTTTCCCTGTTTACCGTCATTTTCGTGGCCTTCCTGCTGTTCCAGTCTGTGACCATCGTTCCGACCGGCTACACGGGTGTGAAGACCAGCTTTGGCCAGATTCAGGAGGCCACCATCCAGAGCGGCAAGCTCAACTTTACCATTCCTTTTGTCCAGAGCATCCATACCGTGTCCAACAAGCAGCAGGACAAGCACATCGAGGCACAGATCTGGGGTGAAGCCTCCGACAAGACTCCGGTGTATGCTGCTGATGTGATCGTGACCTATCAGGTGCTCCCAGAAAAGAGTGCATGGCTTTATGCCAATGTGTCCGACACTAAGAATCTGGTCGGTGACGAGCTGGTGGCATCTGCCATCAAGTCTGCCATGGCCGAGCTTGGTCCCAACGAGGTCACCAACCGTACCAAGATCGAGCCGCTGGCACAGCAGAAGCTGGCGGAATCCCTGAACCAGAAGTACGGCGAGGGCGCGGTGTTCATCAATAAGGTGGTCATCAACAACATGGATTTTGAAGAGGCGTATAACACTGCCATCCAGCAGAAGTCCATTGCCCAGCAGAATGCGGACAAGCAGAAGATCGAGAACGAGGCTGCCATTGCCAAGGCTGAGGCTGACAAGCAGGTGGCAATCACCAACGCCGAGGCGGAGGCACAGAAGACTTCCATTGCTGCGGATGCACAGGCTGAAGCCAATCGCAAGATTGCAGAAAGCCTGTCTGATACCTTGATCGAGTACCAGAAGATTCAGAAGTGGGATGGCAAGCTGCCTACCGTCAGCGGCGGTAGCGCATTGGTCAGTATTGACCCGGCAGAGTAAGCACTACACGAACTGGGGGCAGGGCGGAGGCTCTGCCCCTTCTACATGAAATGGAGGATTTGACTTATGGCTATTACGAAGAAAATCGAGATCGATGGGCAGCAGGTGGATTTCCGCGCCAGTGCAGCCGTGCCGCGGTTGTATCGCATCAAGTTCGGCCGTGACATCTACAAGGACCTGCGTTCTCTGGAAAAGAGCGTGGGGGATAACGATGAGGAAAGCTCCAGCCTCGACCTGTTCAGTCTGGAGATGTTCGAGAATATCGCTTATATCATGGCGAAGCACGCACATCCGGATCAGGTGCCGGACACCCCGGATGAGTGGCTGGAGAACTTCAACACCTTTTCCATCTACCAGATCCTGCCTCAGTTGATCGAACTGTGGGGTCTGAATGTCCAGACGGAGGTAGAGGCAAGAAAAAACCTCGCAAAAGTGAGCGGGTAATGACCACCCCGCTCTTCATGCTGCGCTGTGTGCAGCTCGGTATCAGCATAGCCGACCTCGACCTGCTGACCATCGGGTTGGTCAATGACATGTTCACGGAGCGGCAGAACGATGAGTATCCGTATCGTGAGCTGGCATCTCAGGCTGATTTTGACCGGTTCTAAAGGTTCGACTTATTTTGCTTGACTTTCCAAGCCATCTGATTTATTATACTCGTAAGAAAGTAACTTACGAGTTACTAACTTGTGAGTATAATATTAGAGGTGAGCAGATGAGTCAGTTTTATTGTCGTGAGGAGGAGCTGCGGAAGCTGAATAAACGGTATGCGGGTGATAAGTTTGAATGCATTGTCATCTACGGTAGACGGCGTGTTGGTAAGACAGCACTGATTAATGAGTTCTGCAAGGACAAGCCGACTATTTTCTTCTCCGCCTTGAATACAACGGGAAAGGAAAATCTGGAGGCTCTCTCGAAGTCGATTATGAGCTATGAGCGCCCCGATATGGAGTCCGCACCTGAATTCAGGACTTATGACGATGCGCTGGATGAGCTGACAGCACTCTCAAAGGAGAAGAGAATCGTCTTTGTTATTGACGAGTATCCATATCTTGCAAAAGCAAAACCGGCCATTTCAGCTATGCTGCAGCATATCATCGATCACAAATGGACAGAGTCAAAGATGTATCTGATCCTTTGTGGCTCGTCTATGAGTTTTATGGAGAGTCAGGTACTCGGCAAGGAAAGTCCGCTCTATGGTAGGCGAACCGGTCAGTTCAAGATTGAACCTCTTGATTACAAAGAAACCGCTGTGTTCCATCCAAACCTGTCCGCAGAAGATAATTCCCTGATTTATGGAATCACGGGAGGAGTCCCTCACTATATCAACAAACTGGATGTTAGAGATAGTGTGGATGAGGCTTTGCTGGATAATTTCTTTGACCGTTCCAGCTATCTGTATGAGGAGCCGGGAAATCTGCTGAAACAGGAACTTCGGGAGCCTGCCATTTATAATGCAATCATCAAAGCGATTGCTGAGGGGGCTTCTCGGATGAATGATATCAAGATGAAAGTCGGTGAGGAGAATTCGGTCATATCGAAGTATCTGAAAACACTGATCGACCTTGGTATTGTCAAGAAGGATACTCCGATTACTGAAAAACCTGGCAAGAAAACCATCTATCTGTTGGCCGATAACTTTTTCAGGTTCTGGTATCGCTTTGTGCCGGTCAATATGAGTGCCATTGACTCTGGTAGAATTGCAAAGACCTATCCACACGCAGTGAAACAGTACCTTCCTGATTATATGGGCTTGATTTTTGAGAAGATGTGTCAAGACTATCTGCTTTATTATTCAGACTCCCTTCCTATTGAGCTGAGCGAAATCGGTCAATGGTGGGGCACTGACCCAAAGAAGAAAAAACAGATACAGATTGATATCGTCGGAACACCTGTTGAGGGTAGGGACTATATCATAGGCTCGTGTAAGTATCGAAACGAGAAAATTGGTGTGGATGAACTGGAGCTGATCAGGGATTATGCATCAGTTTTTGGAAAAGGCAATAACTATCACTATTATATTTTCTCCAAAGGAGGATTTACAGATGGACTTCTTCAAGCACAGGAGCGTGGCGAAGTTCAGCTGATAACGCTGGAGGACCTCTACAAGTAAACAATTCAACTAACCCTGCTGGGTGAAACCGGCAGGGTATTTTTATACCCAATTTTGGCCTATTCGCCTTGCGCGGATGGGCCTTTACTTATGCCCACGGGGAGGTGGTTATCCGCATGGCATCCAGAATCGCAGGCATTACCGTTGAGATCGGCGGCGATACTACAAAACTTTCCAAGGCACTGGAAAGCGTCAACAAAACCATCAAAACAACGCAGTCTGAGCTGAAGGATGTCAACAAGCTCCTGAAACTGGACCCCTCCAACACCGAGACGGTCACCCAGAAGCAGAGGATGCTGAAGGATGCCATCGAAGCCACCAAGGAGAAGCTCGCCACCTTAAAGACTGCTGCGGAACAGGCCAACCAGCAGCTTGCGGACGGTAAGATCACGCAGGACCAGTACGATGCACTCCAGCGTGAAATCGTGGAGACGGAGCAGAACCTCAAATCCCTGCAGGAACAGGCGGCGGTCACCAATGCGACCCTTGCCAAGATCGATGCGGTGGGCGAGAAGCTCCAGACGGTTGGTTCTCAGGTCGAGGAGACGGGCAAGAAATTCCTGCCTGTCACAGCAGCGGTCACTGGTTTAGGTACTGCGGCGGTGAAGACCGCAGCGGACTTCGACCAGGAAATGAGCAAGGTCGCCGCCATTTCCGGTGCGACCGGCTCTGACTTTGATGCCCTGCGTGAAAAAGCCCGCGAGATGGGTGCCAAGACCAAGTTCTCCGCATCCGAAGCTGCCTCCGCAATGGAATACATGGCGATGGCCGGCTGGAAGACCGGGGATATGCTGGATGGCATCGAAGGTATCATGAACCTTGCCGCTGCATCCGGTGAGGACTTGGCGACTACATCGGATATCGTCACGGACGCACTGACGGCATTTGGGCTGTCTGCTTCGGATTCCGGCCACTTTGCGGATATCCTTGCGGCGGCATCGTCCAACGCAAACACGAACGTGTCTATGATGGGCGAGACGTTCAAGTACTGTGCGCCTATTGCCGGTGCGCTGGGCTTTAGCGCAGAGGACACCGCAGAAGCCATCGGCCTGATGGCAAACAGCGGTATCAAGGCATCGCAGGCAGGTACTTCGCTGCGGTCCATCATGAATAACCTTGCCGGCGAAGTGACCTTTGTGGGTAAGAACATCGGTGAGGTCACCATTGCTACCAGCAACGCAGATGGCAGCATGAGAAGCCTGAATGACATCTTGGCAGACTGCCGTGTGGCTTTTGCCGGGTTGTCTGAATCTGAAAAGGCTGCCAATGCCGAGTCGCTGGTCGGCAAGAACGCCATGTCTGGTTTCCTCGCCCTGATGAATGCGGGCGAAGGCGACATCGACAAGCTCCGTGGTGCCATTGAGAACTGTGACGGCTCTGCGGAGAGCATGGCTGAAACCATGCAGGACAACTTAAATGGTCAGCTCACCATTCTGAAATCTCAGTTGGAAGAGCTGGCCATTTCTTTTGGCGACCTCCTGATGCCCACCATCCGAAAGATCGTGTCGGCAGTGCAGGCATTCGTGGACAAGCTCAACAGCATGGACGACAGCACCAGAGAGAGCATCCTCAAAGTGGTGGCTCTCGCTGCAGCCATCGGACCGCTGCTCATCGTGCTGGGCAAGACCATATCGACAGCAGGCACAGCATTAAAGGGCTTCAGCTCACTGGCAAAGGGTATCCGATTACTGTCCACCCATGTGGGCAGCGCAAGCGGACTGTTCGGAAAGCTCGGTGCAGCCCTCGGCGGCATCTCTGCGCCGGTCATGGCAGTGGTTGCAGTCATTGGTACACTGGTGGCCGCATTCATGCACCTCTGGAATACCAATGAGGAGTTCCGCACCGCCATTACGAACATCTGGAAAGGCATCGTCGAAAAGGTGCGCGGCTTCTGCGACCAGCTGACCCAGCGGCTCAATGCCCTCGGCTTTGACTTCAAGGACATTGTCGAGGTGCTGAAAGCAGTCTGGGATGGCTTCTGTCAGGTGCTTGCTCCTGTGTTCGAGGGTGCATTTCAGGTCGTGTCCACGGTGCTGGGAACAGTCCTCGACACGCTGATCGGTCTGTTAGATGTGTTCTCCAATCTCTTCCAGGGTAACTGGAGCGGAGCATGGGAAGCGGTGAAGGAAATCTTCTCCGGCATTTGGGAAGGCATCAAGTCCATCTTCTCTACGGTGCTGGACACCTTGAAGGGTGTAGCGGATGTGTTCCTCGGCTGGTTCGGGACGGACTGGAACTCGGTCTGGGAGAGCATCAAGGGATTCTTTGAAGGAATCTGGACAGGAATCAGCGATTTCTTTTCCGGCATCCTGACGGGCATTCAAACCACCGCGTCCAACATCTGGACCGGGATCTCGGACTTCTTTACCGGGGTCTGGTCGGGGATCAAGGATTTCTTCGAGGGCATCTGGAACGGCATCGTCTCGTTCTTCACGGGGAAAACCGGGGAGATGGACGAGAACGCGCAGTCCACCTTCAGCGGGATCTCGGATTTCCTTGGTGGTGTCCTGACCGGCTTGCAGACTGTGTTCTCTACGGTCTGGGAGGCAATCTCCGGCGTGGTCAGCGGTGTCATGGATGCGATTTCGGCGGTCATTTCGACTGTCATGAGTGTCATCTCCGGCAACTGGTCTACGGCTTGGGAGAACATTAAGTCGGCGGCATCGACTGTGTGGAAGGGCATTTCGGGTGTCATCTCCGGCGCGTGGGAGGGGATCTCCTCCTTTGTGTCCGGCGCAGTCACTGCGCTCGGCGCTGGGCTCTCGACCGCATGGGACGGAATCCAGTCCACTGCCTCGTCTGCATGGGATGGCATCAAAGGTGCGATCTCTACAGCTTGGGACGGTATCCAGTCAGGCGTGACCTCTGCGGTCGATACGGTTGCGACCGGGCTGTCCGGTGCATGGGAAGGCATCCAGTCTACGGCAAGCACAGCGTGGGAGGGTATCAAGTACGGTATCTCAAGCGCTTGGGAAGGAATCTCCGGATTCTTCGGCGGCATCTGGGATGCCATCACCGGCAAGACCAGCGACTCTACGACTCAGATGAAAACGGATACCTCTAATGCATGGTCCGGCGTGGAGGCAGAAGCCCAGACTGCATGGTCGGGTGTGTCGGATTCCGTGTCGAACGCCTGCTCCGGTATGGCGCAGTCCGTGACAAGCCAGATCGACAGCATCAAGGCATCCATGTCGGCGGCATGGTCCGGCATCGCTTCGGATACCACTACGGCTTGGAATGCAGTCAAGACCAACCTTACGGCTGCGTGGACCGGGATCACGACCTCTGTGACTTCCAGCCTGAACAGCGTAAAGACCGCTGTCACCAATGGCTGGACACAGCTCCGTACCCTTACGGTGTCCAGCTGGTCCGGCATCCAGTCGAGCCTGACGGCGAGCTGGAATTCCATCAAATCCGCCAGCACGACTGCGGTCAACGCCGTCAAAACAGCGGTCACGAATGGCTGGACAAACCTACGCACGCTGACAACGACCAGTTGGAGTTCCATCCAGACAGCGCTGAATACGAGCTGGAGCAGCATCAAGAGCGCAACGACAGCCTCGGTCAACGC